CCACCACCAAGAACTAAAACTGGGTCACCAACATTATATCCAGATCCTCCATTAATCACAGATATCGATGTAAGAATGGAGAAAGTGTCAGCTGTAAGTGTTATTTTTATTCCGTTTGAATCTATAATATCAGTGGTTATTTCTTCACCATTAGAAAAGTTACCACTTAAAGTTTTTGAATTAATAAACAATTCAAAAGGTAAACCAAGATTCAATCTATCGGTAATAATTTTTTTTGTTGAACTCTCAACAATAGCTGTGGCTCCAGATGTTAAGCCAGTCAACTTTCTATTGTTTAATACTTCAATGTCAAAGTCTGAATAGACAACTTTAACTTGTGAATTGGAAGATGGAGCAGAATTAAATATTAATTTTCTTGATTCTTTACGAATAAAATAATCAGTACCAGAAGTTTTTAAAACTCCATTTACATAAACTTCAATACCCTCATCATCAACTTGTTGTGCTAAATAAAATGTAGTATTTGATCCATTGGCTGTATAAACGCTACGAATATCTGTCTCAAGTTTGAGGATATTATCAATTACCCATCTACCGTCTGATGCTCGAAGAATATTATTTTTGGGTAATAAAACTTCAACTTCATCGTTAAACAACATTCTAAAGAGAAGTTTAAACGATTTTTCATTGCCTCGAGCTAAATATAAAGGTAAAACATTTTTGATTAATGTTTCTTTACTTACTTCAACATTTCTTGGAAAAAGAGAGGCGTACATGTTGAAGAAGTTTTCTTCAAATTGTGTAATTGAAGAATCTACGTCAGAAACATATCTGAGGTCTTTACTTTTAGCAATTACATCATTCTTATCTGTACCCTGAGCAGTTTCCAAATACTCATAATAAGCCTCTAAAAAGGTAATGAATAAAGGATATTCAGCCCGAACAAATTCAGGAACTTGTTTATTTACAAGTAAAGATGTTTTTAAATCTGTCATTAAACTTTAACTAAATCTGTAGTGATCGATGATGTATCGTTTTCATCAATAGTTATAATCGTATTTCGGATAGATTCAACAATTCCTCTTTCCGATTCTATGTCTATTCTTATATAACCGTCTGTCGAAGAAACAGAACGTATTCTAATATCAGAAATATTTAAAATGCCGTTATCATAATCTATCGTGCCAGCATTTTCATTTACTATTTGTTTCTCTGCATTGCTGTCGTAATAGATTGTACTTAATTGTCCTGTTCGAGCATCAATTACAGCGATAGCTGCAGCGCCGGATCCATTTCCACCAGATATACTCACAATAGCTCTGGTGTAATTTATACCTCGTTTCAAAACATTGATCTTTTCTATTTTGCCATTTACGATTACGGCTTCAGCGGTAGCGCCAGTTCCATCACCAGTTATAGTGACAGTTGGTGCTTGTGTATAGCCTGATCCCGAATTTGTAACACTTATTGAAGAAATGCCAGAATAAGCCTGCGCTACTTCCTCAAAAGAAACTGTTCTCTCGACACCATTAGAATCTAAGATATTAAACGAAGTCGAGTTCAGTCTGTTACTAATTGTTCCTCTGTGTAACGGAGAATTAAAGTATACAATATAACTTTTATTAGTATTTAAAGTCGGTAAAAATCTCTTTTGTAATCTAACCGTTACTTCAGAACCAATAATTGAGTTTAAACTGGTAGCGTCAACATCATCTTGTAATTTTGATAGAACAAATGTTGCTCCAAATTTATTTAAATTAACATCACGGTAACCAAGTACAGCATTTCTGATTGCTGTTTTTAGAGCATCTTCAGCCAAAACGGTTTTTCTCGAATCGTATTTGACATAAGAATTTACCAAAAGATATAGGTACTCTGGATCAACTATCTCTGTTTGAACAGCTACGATTGATTTTGGTGTAATTATGTCATCGATAATTCTTTGTTTTTCTGATTCTGAAACATAATAGTTTGCTTTTGGTTTAATCGAAACAAAAACTTTACCATAAACTGGAGGAGTTTGTTCTTCTCCACCCCAAACAGAAATCGAATCTAGAGCTGGATAATTTTGTTTTATGTAGCTCTCATAATCTTTAAAAGTTACCAATCTGTTTTGTGTAGCAAATTGAGAAATCGCTGAAGATTTAACGGAATCTACACTTTCTCTTTCCGAACCACCAGCGGCGCTACTAACAACAGAAACGGTAATGTCTGTCAATCCAGATAATGAAGTAGCAGGAATAAAACCAGAAGCTCCATTTGGATCCGAGCCACTTGAAATTACATATGAAATGGAAATGACAGAACCATCTCCCAACTTTTTACCAACTACATCGTCACCAAAATATATTTGGAATTTTCCGTTTCTTGTTTCTTGTAAAAAGTAAACCTCTGACGACGAACCAATATCCAAAATGTCGGTAACTTTATTATAAACGGAAGTATCCGTATTAGAAGAAGAAGGCCGAACAGAAACTTTTAAAGTTGTGGTATCAATATTTGGATCAGGCAAAACAAAAACTTGTTTTGGATTTGAAGAATTATCCTGAGTAAATTGTAAAGATGCGTATTGGCCTTCAAATATTTCTAAGTTTTCAAAGTTGTAACTAGTGTTAGATTTCGTTACAGTTACATCATCAAGTACAATAAAATTGTAAGACGTATTATTTAAAGATTCGGATAAAAAAGTGAATCCTCTGGGAATAGTTAAAGTTCCTGGTGATGTAGAACCGCTAGTTACAGTAACATTACAAACAGCTCGGGCCGATCTTACAGAATGTGGGGTATAACCTAGTGTTTTAGCATGAGATATAACCGATTCTCTTAAAATAGCAGTATCTAAAAAGGATTCATTTGCTACCATATTTAAATAGTAGGCATTGTAGTGAGTGTTGTATGCCAAAACATCTAACAAAACACTTAAACCCGATCCTTCAAAATCGTAGTCTGTAAATTCAGATTGCTGTTTTAAATAGTCTTTTAGATTTTGTTTAATTGAATCAAAATCTAATTCGGACAACACTAATCGATTTGTCGCCATTACCTTACCCGTTCAAGGAAAAAATTTATTGATATTGGTTCTGTTCTATTCACAATAAAAAATTCCAATTCAACTTTATATCCGTTATTATCGTAATCTGGTACTAAATTTACCGTTTTTATTCTAGCTCTAGGCTCATAACTTCCAATCACAGATTCTATTTCTCGTTCTATACCAGCCGCAGTGATAATGTCGAGAGGTTCGAAAAGAAGTTTTTGAATATTGCTGCCTATGTCCGGTTGAAAAGGTTTTTCATAATGATTTGTTGATACTAAGTTTTTTACCGAATTGATAACGGCATATTCACCAACGTGTTTATTCACATCCTTTTTAACCGGATGCACATTAAAAAATAGGTCTAGGTCTTTATAAGTTCTAGAAATATTGCTGTCTACAGTTGCCATCTCTTATTTATTCAACCTCCAACAAATACATCAGGTGATCCCTGTGTGATTATATTTGGTCCGTATTCATCTCCAATTCTTCCCATTCCTTTTCCACCAATTCTTACAGAGCTGGAATAAGAAGATAATGTCGATGTGTCTGTTGTACATCCTCTTTTTGGGTGCGGAGCAATCGTATTTCCAGCCACAACAATCAATTTACCATTTGCATATACATTCTTATCATTGACTTGGCCTACAGAAGTTCTCATTGGAGATTTACATTTTCTCCCAGAACCATCTTTTGACATAACACTATCGTTTGATCTTGATACGGCTGGCATTAATTTTTTCCTCTAGCTACAACTTCTATGATTTTATCTCTCGTTGGATCGTACTGCCAATAATGCCACTGATATAATTCATCATCCACATCTTGCTCTGGGCCAGCTAAAGAAGAAGCTACTCTTATGACCACAGGATAAGTTAATTCTATCTCAGTAGGTTGTGGCATCACATATAAATTTAAACCGTAAAAATCTTCTTTAGTGTCTGGCGGTAATATTTTTTGGTCATACTCTTTTGTTTCTGTATTAAATGTTGGCATCGTAAACTGAAAATATGTTCCAGGAAAAACATTTGATGTTGTTCCACTAATTTGAATAGTGTTATTTCCAACTGAAGTTGCCGTTAATCCTATTCCTTCAAAATCATATGTCGATCTGGCCGATAAAACATCTACTGGCACTTTTTTCAGATCCAAAGGCTGCAAGTAATAGGCCGAAAAAACAACGTCTACAGAAAAAGAATCTCCTTCATAAACAGAATAAACTGTTTTGTTTTTTAATGCCGCATCTAAAATATCTTCTCTATCATCATCCGGTATGGTTTTAAATCCAACAGGATTTTTTTGTATTACTTCAATAATTACATCCATATTAGTTGAAATCTATTCGAGGCGCATTAAAAGTCATATTACCTTCAGATGTAACATCACATGTTCCACCAACGGTTAGTTCAAAGTTTCCTCCAACTTCCATTTTTGCATTTCCATCCACATAAACAGTAACATCTCCTTTGACATACACCTGTTCATCTCCAATGATGACTTCAAATTTGTTCTTTTGTATTCTCTCTATCTTGTCGCCTTCTGGTCCCCATTCCACGTAAGAACCTGAACGGTGATAAAGATGAACTCTTTCTGCACCTTTTGTATCATCGAATTCTAAAGCGTGACCCGATTCAGATTCATACACGTTATTATACGGATATTTTGCTTTGTAATATGAATCTTGTTCTACTTTGCTTGCTTTCTTTTCTTTTTTTGCCGCTAATATCTCAGATGGATATTCAGAATCATTTCTTGCGAGTCTCGATGTAGTTGGTTCATCTAACTTACGTGGATAATTTGTAGCAGATTCGTACGGCTTTACTGGCGCTGATGATAATTCATCTCCCGTTCTTGGATCACCAAAAGCTTCTTGTGGATTAGGAGCAGTAATTGGTATTGAAGGAAAAACCCCAACGATAACTGGCGCCTGAGCGTTATCTGCATCCAAAAAGAAACCAAAAACCATTTCACCTTCTTTTGGTGCATACGTATTAGTGTTATTTGGTGGATAAATTGGTTGAGCCCAAGGTAGACTTGATGTGGGTAACTGAGCTTTATTTGGCGAGTGCCATCCAATGATTCTTACTCTACAACGGCCAAGTTTGATTGGATCATTTCTAT